TTAGAAAATTCTTCTTCTACATAAGTTTGATCTTCAGTTGGTATATTTTTTGCTTCCCTAAGCTGTTCAATTATAGAAACTTTTAATACTTCATTATCAAGCTTCTTAACTTCAATACTTAAGGCTTCCCAAGTAGGAGTTGCATGGTATTTGTAGTGATACTTTAAGGTTTCTTCTACAATCCACCTATGTGCTGGATTATCAAAGTAATCCTCTTCTAGTATGTCGTGTATATTCTGTAAAAACTCTCTATGTTTAAGTAGACTAGACAATACTTTTATCTGAAAACCTACACCATATTGATTTAACTGATTCAAAACTGCCATAACTTATTTCATTTTATATTCTACTAAATTACTAAAAATTTCTTGAATCCAAACATTGGGATTCATTATTGTCTTACCTAATTGATCTTCCTTATATAAATTCAAAAAAACAACAGGATCAAAATGACTTCTTGCATTTTCCAATAATCCATCTAATCTTTCTGCATCTTCTTCAGGTACGTTTGGATCTTGCAAGTCCATTAACTTCTTGTTAATGCCCAATTGATTTCTATAGTTATAAACATCCTGATACTTTCCTCCTTTTCCAACACATTCATCTAATAAATCACCTAAACTCACATGCTTTTCAGTTGCTATTATAGGAAATAATTTAATAAGTGTCTTAGCTTGGATTCCTTTTACACCCGGTACGTTATCTCCTTTATCTCCTACTATAACTTTATGTGTTAAGAAATTGTGAGCTGGGATGCCATAATCCTTTAGTACCTGTGCTGGATTGTAGATCATCTTCTTTATAGGAGAATATACTGAAACGTTTTCAGAAACCAACTGTAAATAATCTTGATCCGTAGAAAGTATTACTACTTTTTCAGGAAGCCTCGTAGCTAAATACCCAATCACATCATCAGCTTCTATTTTATCAATGGCAACTAGATCAACAGGTAGACATTTTAGGTATTCCACCAATCTCACTATTTGGTTTGTTATAGATTCAGACTCCTCTTCTTGGTTATCAAAAGCATCCCAATTAGAAATCTTAGCAATGTGTCTGTTTGCTTTGTATTCAGGGTAGAGATATCTTTTATTTGTTGATCCACCATGACCATCAAATACTAATATAACTCTTGTAGGTTCTATGTCTCTAATAGCAGCTCCAATCGATTTTAAAAAACCTCCTAGACCTCCTATATGAGCACCACTTGGATTCAAATGATGTACTGCTACAAAGTTACGAAGAAAGGTATTTAACGAGTCTACAATAAGAACCCTGCTATTTCTATGCAGGGTTGTTACTGGTTCACTTTCCATCTGTTCGAACATCTTTCTGTAATCCATCTTTTCGTTGTTTTGCTAAGGGATTGGCTAACCGTTCGGCTATCCTCTCACTTACTATTTGAATATCTCTTTCAGTTGGAGTGTAATCATTCATCAACTCAATTGGTACCCCATCCCAAGAACTTACATAACACTGTACATTGAAGCCTCTTGCTTTACATTCATCATAAAGCTCAATGTAACGCTTTTTTAAATAACCTAGCTTATCGTAGAAAAAGGATACGTGACCTTTTCCTAGAGTAAACTGAGGAGGTGCAGTTTTGAGATTATACCTACCTCTTGATACTACGTTTGGGATACGTTTTAATTCTCTGTGTTCAGCCATTACGTGTTTATTCGTAAGCTGCTTAGGCGGGATACCAATGTTGATTCTAGTCATAACTAATTTTTTATAAAGATACTACTCTTCATTCGAAGCATCAAAAATATCTTTATTATCCTCATCCGTTTCAATAACTACATCGAAGTCTGTTGTTCCCAAAGCCTTCAACCATTCCTTAGAGTGTTGTTTTTTATACACATCTATTGCTGGTTTAGTGTCATCGATAAAGCCATGTGCAGTCATAATAACCTTACCTGCTGATGTTACATCATTAACGTGATTCTTATCACAGCTAATTTTAGTACGCTTAGCAAATTCAATGTCCTTACCGTTCTTAGTTGCTTTAATTTTATTTGTGCCTGAACTAGTCACGTTACCAAATGTGATGATTAAGGAGGCATCAAAATACATTGTATCTCCACCTTTATTCTTCATCTTTGGTTGTGCCATAATATTCTCAGCCTTTGCAACCCAAATCTTATTCACTGCTAACATTGTGTTAGTATAAGGTTGACTTTGCTTACGCGATAATACTATCTTCTGGTTGATAAAATTACCAAACTGTTGAGACATAGCACCTGCATTCCACTCATTGTTATTCTTGTTTGACTCTACAGACAATTTACAAGGAATAGATCCTACTGAATCCCATAAGAATAATAAATCGTAAGGTAATCTACCGTTCTTTTGCTCATCTAATAAATCAGCAATAAAAGCAGCTACGTCTTCAATTGTATTTAACCTTTCTCTATCAACGTAGATAAAGAAACCTTTGTAATCCGATACTTCTCCATCTGCATCAGGAATATCCTCAACCTGTAACCCCATTTGCTTAGCATGATCCCAATTCCATTTCATTTCCGTAATAATAAAAACAGGTAAGATGCCCATTTTCTGGGCACTTACTGCTGCTTCTAATAATGCTGTCGTTTTACCTGTGTCAGAGTGACCTCTTAGTAGGGTAGTATGACCAATTGGTATACCTGGAATGGATAGGCAATCTTGAAAAGCTTTTGATAGGGGTATCCACGTTTGGGTTTTCATTTTTATTGAAGTACTTGATAAATTCTTCGAAGATATAAATTTATCCAAATCAAAAGTTCCTTTCAAAGCGCTTGAAACACTCTCATTGAGAGATGCTTTTTTTTCTTTTACCATATATTATTTTTGTTTACAATTATCAAAGTGAAATCTTTTCATATTAGAGCCTCCTTCTTTACCACAATGTGGACATTTTATTAGTGTCTTTTTTCTACCTTTTAACGCTACACTTACATTAGGCTTTTTTATACCCTTCTTATATGAACTTCGTTTAGTTCCCTGATACCTAACACTATTTTTAACATTAGATATAAAAAGATGGTCTGGGTTTTGTTTACATTGAAGTTCGTGCATGTGAAGGGTGTTTGTTCCTATCAACTTACTACAATACTGGCAGGCTTGCTTAGGAAAAGGTCCCTTAACTAATCCAGTATCCTTTCGTTTTTTATATTTCCCTAGTTTTTTACCTTGTTTTAAGTCTGATAAAAACTGCTTGGTTTTATCGCTATGGTAATCACACCCGCCGCCACCTTTATTTTTATTAATCAGACAAAAGCCCCACTGTCTAAATTGCTCAATCCAGTAACACTCTAGGAGTTTCCAATCATTCCTTTCTGTAGAATCTACCTCATCAATAATATCACAAGTAATATTACCTCCAAACTTACTCCAGTGAGTACCTTTTCTGACTGTAAAATTTGTAGTTTTTCCAATGTACGCTTTGAATGGATTACCATCAATATTAGTGATAAGGTAGATTACAGTACTGGTCATTATTAGATCTTTCTAATAAATAGTCTATTTCAATGAAAATAGTTCATCAAACTCTTCATCAATGTTCGATTTCTTTTTAGTGCTCAAAGCAAATGATGCAGGTTGAACTACTTGCTTAGTCTCTACTTCAGCACGAATATCATTAACTGGTGCTGTTACAGGTGTAACTTCTGCTTCTTCTGCTGTTTCTTCAGGATGTAACCATGCAAGCAATGATTCTTTCATTTCATCGTAACTGTACTTCTTAAAGATAGTAAATGCATCTGGTTGTTCTGTTAACCATTTCTTAACCTCATTAGCATTTTCGGATAAAGGAGTAATTTTTGTACGAACACGTACTTTAGACTGATTGTAGCTTGTTCCGTTTGTTGCAGGATCAGTTGTTTCAATTGTAATGTCACGACCTTGAATTGGATCAGTGTAATCACCTACATCTGGATCGTCAGCAATACTTAACAACTCTTGGTACACTTGTTTACCAAATTCCCATAAACGTACACCTTTTTCTTCTTCACCACGAACGATAACTGGTGCAAATACACGCATCTTAGGTTCTAACTTTCTAGCTAAAGACCAATTTTCTTTATCGCCTGAAGCTTTTAATTGCTTAGCGAATTCTACGATTGGATCTTTCTCTCCAAAGTTGTTTAAAGCAATCATTGTACGATTACCAATTCCGTAGTGCACATACACCTCTCTGAAAGGGTTTGAAGCATCTACTACTGATGGAACCAACCGAACCATGTGTTTTCCAACTGTTGGTTTCCATAAAATTAAACTCATGTCTCTCTTTTGTCCACCACCCTGCCTTGGGTTTTGTAAGGCAGCTAGTTTAGACTTGATACTAGATAAATCCATCTTGTCTCTGTTTTATTGTTAATTAATAAAATACTTACCTAAGAAAGGTACGAAGGAAAACTCATTATAGCAACTAAATGTTGACTATCTTATGAATTTTTGTAGAAAGTTTTTTGAGATCATCTCCTTGAGTAAGAAGAATTGTGTTTTTGTAGTTCAGCCAATCAATTCTAAATGAAGTATCTAATACACCTTCGTTTAGTGATTTAATTAGTAAATTAAGGCTGTTAATTGTATAAAGAGTGTTAGACTCTTTTTTTCTGTGTAAAAGTATTGTGTTCGGGAGAACCTTTGTGCTGCTACCATCAAGTTCTATGTTGTAAGTGCATAAGTATTCGTCAGATTCTTCTGATTCCAAAACGAAAATCTTACCATACATAATTGTATATTCACTTTTAATAGTGGTAAGGGTATCTTCGATCTTGTCCTTGGCTGAAAACGTGCAAAATAACTTATTCTTCAATTGATCCTGGGTTAGTTCTAAATATTCCATAATAAATAGTTAGCTTTTAGTGTTAAAGTCATAATTTAATCCTTTTTGAGCTTTCACTCTAAAGCCATCTTCTTCCAATACAGCCTTAATTTCACCTAGAAATCCTTTAGGATCCTCTGCTGAGTAGTCTATTAAAATAGAATCATACACCACTAACACAACCTTACTCTTTTTATCTTTGAAAAGCTCTTTTAATTTGATTAATTTCTTAACATTGTTGACCGTTTCAAGACATTGTATGTAGTAATTGAATAGTTTCTGTGCTGTAAACCCACTCTGTCTGAGTATTCTACCGTTTGGTAGTTGAATTTGTCCTGTACTTTTGTATTCTGCTTCAATTGCTTTTACTAATTCAACTACTTGTTGAAAAAAGAATATATCCTTATACTGATCCTCTACCCCATTATACAATTGTCTAAAGGTAATTTTCTTAGATTCTTGATATTCCTCTGAAGTAAGCTCTGCTTTACCAAAATACTGCTGTCCTAGTAATTCGTGAACTGATTTATCGTTCCGAAAAGGCATGTTAATCATGTTAGCAATCAATCTAGGATGGTATCCATCGAAGTCAAACTCCACAAATGCATCGTTTTCAGGTACTAAAGCACTCCTTGAATGGTTATCCTTAGTAAAAGCTAAGAAATTAATACCGTTAAACGCATTGGTTGGTCTTGAAGTTATGTTGTATAGGTTATAACTCGTATAAATCCTATTATTCTTAATCGATCTTGCCTTCCAAACCGGCTCAAAGTACTTATCAAAGAGCTTTTCATCTATACAAATACCTTGTTCTTCGACCCATTTATATGCATCCGTATAGGCATTTAACCACGGTAAGTTTCCACTCAATCCTATGTAAGGTCTAACTGTCTCAAACATACATTCACATCTCTCATAATGCTTAGAAATAGGTATTAAAGTGTTAACATCCTCAGAATACATAAATTTACGGTAGTAATCACTATGTACATTGGTGTAACAGCTAAAATCCTTAATGATTCCTTCAGTATCTAGGATAGTTTGATATAAATCTATACAGTTTGTAGTTTGTAGATTGAGTATTTGTGCGTGCCATTTAAGATCTAACAGATAAACTCTACATTCTAACAGTGGTTTTACGTCTTCAATCGTTAGTGAAAACGCTTCTGTATGGTTAAACGGTATGATATACCCTTTATTGAAGTCGTTATAGTATAGTACACACGGTGAAGTGAGTTGAGGGTGTGCTTCTTCTGATAAAGATATTAGATCGATGAAGCATTTATCTACCTTAGGTAGCTGAGCTAGCTGCTCTTTTGTTTCTATAATGAAATACATAACTTTTATTTACTAGGAAAATACTACTTACTTCCCGAAGTAGCAACATTTGGTGTTATTTGTGCAAACTTAGTATAGTTTCCACCTATAAAAGCTACCAAACCAACGAAATTAACAGCTGCTGCTTCTGTTGTTCTTTTGTTTGTGTCGTAAACACCGCCTATAATTTGATACTGAGACACTCTGGTGTTGTGTAATGGTCCTGTTAATTGCCAAAGAATATTAGTACTCAAATATCCTAAACTAGTGGATGATACCTGTCCATTTTGAATCTTAGTCCAATCTGTTTGTGATATTTCTACAACATAACCAGTTCCTGTCACGTATTTAGCAAAATACCTTGTAAAATAACCTCTTGCATAGTCTGTTGGAAGCGGTGTTGGATAGTAAGGTGTCAAGGTAGTTAATGCAAGGTCGGATTTTGTTATAGTTTGAGTTAAAGGCAAACTGTTAGTAGATGTAGCAGTTGCATAGGTACTTTGAGCTTGGGAAAAGCCGGTATTATTGGAAGTTACTGCGGTTAAGCTTTGATTAGTACCTGTAGCTGGATTAGCTCCTGCGTAGATTCCACCATCAGAAGTGATATAGTACTTACCTGTGTAGCTTGCACCATTAGATAAAGTAAACTCACCACCTCTTGTGTAGAGATTTTGTCTTATTTGTGTTTGTGGGTAGTATTTTAATGACATATCTAAGCTATAAATTTATTATACTCCTCTGTTCTTCTATCTACTAAGGCACCTTTAAACTGTGTTCCAACACGAAAGGATGTAATAGCGTTAAGATTAGGGTTAGTTTTACTTATTAATGACTGGTATAAAGGATTGTTTGTTACTTCGCCAGTATTATATCCTATATCTAATAGTGCAACTGCCTGACCATTTGTAAGAGTTATACCTTTACTAGTTGCATCGGCTACTAGAGTTTTATATAAACCTGCTATCTCTGTTCTTAAATTATCTTCAGCTTGTTGTGCAGTTATAGTATCAGTTGGTAGAATAGGTTGATTTGCTTTAACTCCTGTTCTATAAGTATCATAAGTACCCCATCCTATCGTTAATCTAAAAGATCCATCAGGTCTTTTGTTTCCTTCTAAGTTATAAGGATATAAAATTAAACTTGGGATTGGGTTAGAAGGAGCATACGCTATGTCGGTTTTGTTTTGTTGTGTAGTGTTTAGTTTTTGTGTAGATGCTAATTGTTCATGAGACTTGATAAAATTAACTGCATCTTCAATAATATTTCCTGTTA